ATTATTTTTTTTTGCAAGACTTACTCCTGCTCTTAATTCTGCTAATTCTTCGTTCTGATCCATCTTATCTTCAGCTAAATCTCTTGCTTGCATTAATTTTGCTCTATCAAAGTCAGCTTTTGTTTGATCAGCTTCTCTTTTTCTTTCATTTTCCATTGCTCTTAGGTCAACTTCACGTGATTTTAACTTCAATAATGGGTCAGAATCAAATTGTGAAGTAATTTCGTTCTCTTCTTTCATAAATTCTTCTGTCATTTCAGCAATTAACACCGCTTTTCTTGCTTCAATTTCATTATTTAACATCTGTAACTGTTGTTGTATCTGTGGATCCATAGCAGCCATTTGTTGCATTTGCTGTATTTGTTGCATTTGTTCTCTAAACTCCATTTGAACTTGTTCTTGAGCCATAATTGAAATGTGTTCAAGTATATTTTTTTGTATTGCAGCCATAACAGGTGGATTATTTCTTACCATATTAGTTGACATAAAATTTAAATGAGCTGTAATGTGTGCTCTGTGATCTTGACCTGGAAATGCTTGAAAAGGTTTACCACCTAAAGCATCAATATGTTCTAAACTTGGATCTTTTGGTGCAGGTGGAGAAGGAGGTGGTAGAACTGCATCTACATCTTTGACTCCAATCGCATTATACATGTTTTTATATATTTGATACATGTTGTGAAGTTGTGGGTTACTTGTTGCAATTTGCATTTGTGTTTGAGCAAGTGTAATTCTTTGAGACATTGAAAATATATTTGGATCAGCCACTGGTATAACATCTACTCTATCATCAAAATCTGCTTGTTTAATATTTCTTTGACCACCAACAACATCATATGGATATTCTGGAGGTAGATATTGTGAAACTATTTTAGCTAGTAGTCTAAATTCATTTTTCATTGCTGCATAACATCTTTTATGTATTGCAGACATAACACGTGAACCTCTTTCAAGTAATGCAACTGTAGTCCCAACTGCAGCACCTTGGTTACCATCACCCACTTGCATATCAGCAATAGCCGCGAACCTTTGACCTGCTTGTACAACGGTTCCTAATAATTGAAGAAGTGTTGGACTTGGTTCTTTATATGGTAATGGAAAGAATGCATCACGTAAAGATCCACCTGGTGCATCAACATCTTTAAACTCACCTGGTTGTATTGGTGACGCCTCATCTCTAACTCTTACACCACGCTGTTTAAATCCAGCAGGTAAGTTAGCTAAAGTTCCAGCATCTAATAATTGTCTTAGTGCAGCTGTTGCTGTTCTTGACAGTCCACCAATCATGTGAATTAGACCGAACCCATAAAAACCTAAACCTGGTAAAAATTTAAAATGCACAAAATAATTAATTTTATTTTTCTTTACATCTTCTGGAGCGTAGTTTCTTCTTATAGATAAAACTGATCTGTTTCCTTCTTCAACAGTTACAATGTAAGGAAGTTTAATTCCAGTGGGTTCTTTATCTTCTCCTATATCTTCAAAACCTTCCAAGTCTAAATTAACATGACACTCTAACAAAGTATAAACAGGTTCATTTTTACCTGTTTTTTTAGTTCCTTCTAGTTCACGTTCTTTTTTTTCTAGCTCGTTGTTTGAATCAGTTCCTGGAGGACCTAACTCTACGTCTCTATAAAAACCAGACACTTGTTGTTTTCTTAATTCATTTTCTGAAATTTTCACGGTATGAATAACTGCCTCCGCATCATCTAATGAGGTAGCTGTATACGGGACAACTAATTCATCCGCTGGTACAAACTTTGATACCGCTCTTCCGAGTGGCACATCGTAGTAAACTTTTTTAAATGTAGAACCTGCAAGTGGTAAATGAAATAACATAGAATCAAACTCAGATTCGTATTCTTTAATCTGATCCATAATTAAATAATTCATAAAATCTTTAACACGTTGTGATTGTTGTTCTGTTTGTGGATTTTTAACTCCAATAATTTGTGTTCTTACTGGTCCATCACTTGGCAATAATTCTTTGTAAGCTTGCGCTTGAAATTGTGTTACTGCTTCTGCAAGAACTGGGTGAGTTGCACCTGAAGCTCCTTGAAAAGGTTCAGTTCTATTTTCATATTTAAAACCTAATAAATCTAACCCTGTTCTATAAGACTGTTCCCATTCTTTTCTAGATGATTTGTAGTCCATGTAATTTTGAACCATTTCATTTCCAATAGGTTCTAAAATATCATCAGGTAAAATATCGGCTAAGTTATCAAAGTGTGATTCTGTTCCAGGTACATTAATTGCACCGGGTTCAAAGTCTAATGTAACGCCACCATCTTCTTCTGGGATAACCTCTACAGGTCCTTTTTCAATATCTTCTTCCTGAACACTAACTTCTTCTGCCATCTCTTCTTCTGAAGGGATATCTATTTTTGTACGAGTGTTAGGGAGTCCTTTATCTATATCTGCCATTTATTACTCCTATATCTTCTTAACACGATTAAATAGACCTTGCAACCCTTGTGAGTTTGGTCCTGATTCTGGTGGTGGGCCTGATCTATCTCCTGCCATTTTAGCGATACCACCGCCTGCATAACCCCTAAGATTGGTAATGAGATTATCATATTCCATTTGTTGTTGTTCTTGATCTGGGATTTGATCTATTCGTAAACTTTCTTTTCCAGATTCTTTAGCACCTTTAGCTGTTCCTTCAACAATTGCTCCCATAACACCGAGTGGTTGAGCAACTCTAGCAACTTTCAAAGCTGTTGGAACACTCACACCTAAATTTAATACTCGTTGTGCTATTTTTTGTGCTGCTCTATTTTTCATCCCTTTAGTTGCACCAATTGTACCTTTAACAAGTTCTGGTGCAAAAGCTGCTTCTGTTGAAAGAAAGAATCTATCTAGTGGATTTGTTAAATCATATCCACCACCTGCTGTTGTTATACCTGCAATTCCTGTGGGACCAAACCCTGCACCTAAAAGTCTACCAGCTATATTTCTTCCTTTTTTAGTGCCTAATGTTGCGGCTGCAGTTGTTCCTACCGCTGCTTCGGGTAAAATACTTTTACCATCCGCTGTTAATGATTCGTCAGCTAAAGCAAAACCTGTTCCAGATAAAGTTCCAAGACCAACTAAAGCACCTACTTTACCACCTTTACCTATAAGATTTTTAAATCTGTTTTTAACTATACCTTGAAAAGATTTATTATCTAATTTTTTAGATATATCTACAAGAGAATCTCTATCTGCAGGGACTTCAAAAGAATAACCATATTTTTTATAGTGTGCATCAAACAGATCTTTATATTGATTATATATTTTTTTATTTTTAATTGTCTGTGAAGGTGGTTTAAAAGATACTTTAAGACCTCTAACTTTTTTTGCAGGGTTATTTACATTTGCTTTATTTTCAAACTCTGTAACAGCAGTATTATATCTTTTTTGTAACTCTACTCTTTTAGGATCGTTTTTATCTAAACTAATTAATTGTCTTTCCAAGATACTTTTATTTTTATCAATACCAGAACCTTTTATATTTGAATTAAAGTCTCCCCCTAATATCTGCCCAAATACTGCATACGGTCCAGAACCTCTTCTCATACTACTTGTAATACCAGCAATTTCATCTACTGCTAAAACACCTTTTAATTCTGGAATAATATCTTGAATTTTTTTTAAAATATTTCTTCTTAAATTTGGAAGTTTTTGATCCAACTTCATTAATTTTTGAAAACGATTTTCAAAAATTTCTCTAGATCTAGCTTTTTTTATTCCACCAAAAGCTTTAGTTTTATTTTCTATTCCTGGCTGACTTAAATAATTATCTGCTAGTTTTTTATATTTAGAGTTATTTCTTAATTTTTCTGCTAGATCTACTAATCTACTTTCAGATAATGTAGGGTCTAATTTAGTAATTCTACTAATATCAGAAATAGTTGGAAACTTACCTTCCTCTAATTTTTTTATAATTTTTGGATCTTTTAATATTTTAACAACGTCTTTTTGAACATTAGTAATTTTATTAGAAGTTCCTGTTGGAAGTTTAATATTATATTTTTTTTCATAAAAAGGTATACTTCTTTGTGGATCACCTAAACCTTTATCTACAAACGCATTTCTGATGTTTTTTGCTGTTGGTTTAATTCCAAAATCTTTTTCAAAATCTTTTACATAATTATCTATTTTTTTTAATTTTTCTGTATCTGTACTTAACGTCGAATCTTTTTTTAAAGGGTATTTTTTATATTTAGATTTATTTTTTAAAAAATCTTTTGCTTTTTCTTCGGTATCAAAATAGATATAATCTTTACCATATTTTTTTACATTAGGAATCTTATCTTCTTTAGTTCTTCCTACTGCTCTTACACCAAATAAATTTTCGTTTTCTAACTTTCCTTTTACTATTTCTGCTTTTTTATATTTTGGTCCATCTTTAAATCCAAGTCGTCCGCCATCATTAAACATAGGTCGTGATTC